TCAGGAGCCCCGATGGGCTCCTGACCGTTTTGGGGTGTTTATAGATGGCAGGCTCTTCATATGGTGATGACGGAAGCGTAAGTGGCTCGCTTATAGTTAACGATGGCAGTTCGAGCGAGTCGGATTTGCGGGTGGAAAGCAATAGCAACACTCACATGTTATTCGTAGACGCCGGGAACGATAAGGTTGGAGTTGGAACAGACGCTCCCGACTACGAACTTGATGTGGCAGGCGACATTGGCGTAGACCAATACATCAGGCACAATGGTGACACCAACACGCATATTAATTTCACCGATGATAAAATAAACTTCAAGGCAGGCAACCTTTCGATGCTTACTATGGAGGAAAAAAGCTCTGCTCCTCACGAGGTTAGGATCAACCAAGGCGGAAACAATATAGATTTTGTTGTTGAAGATAATAGTGGTAATACTATTCTAATGACTGATGCGTCTACTAGTAGAGTTGGAATTGGAACCACAGCACCTGACAAAGATCTAGAAATTAACAACTCTTCTGGCGGTTCAATAAGGCTGACATACAATGACTCTAATGGCTCAGCGTCTGACTATGCTGATATATCAGTGGGCGCTAATGGTGCTCTTAGGCTTCAGGCTATCGACAGTGATGGAACTGCTGCTCATATCGATTTCGAAGCTCGTGGAGATATTATTCTCGATGTCGGTGATGGTAAGACTTTGGACTTTAGAGAAGATTCTACATCCTTTCTTAAAATTACACCTGATGCTGATGGGGACGTAGATTTTCAACCACAAGTATCTGGGAAGGACATAAGATTCGCTTCTCAGGGTGGTAATAGATTATTAACCATCGATTCTTCTGACGATGCTATTAAATTAGATCGCCGTCTAGGGATGGGCTATGATTCAATCACGTCTACAGGAACGCTGAATGCCAATACTCCTATTGTGATGATTATTGCTGCAATGAGCGATGTTACAGGGACTTTAGCTGATCCTTCTTTTGCAGGTCAGATAAAAATAGTGATGGGTCTCAACGCGGGCGTGGGAGACTCGATTCTTTCTTATAAAAATCCTGCTGGGAACACAGTCAGTAAAACTCTGATCAATGGTACGGGAATGATTCTCTGTTCCTTTGATGCGACAGGCGGCGGCGCTCTACGATGGGTGCCTTTGGGTGATATTAGTTCATGATAAGCAGGGGAAAGTCAAATTAATTAGCCGGATATGTCATTCTGCTTAATAAAGGTCATTTTGGTGATTTAGAAACTATTTAAAGTTGACAAGTATTGTATTTTGGGAGAGAAATATGTCTTCGCTTTTAGAACAAGCTATTATTGATGCTGAGGCACTTAAACAAGTAGCCCTCAAAAACGCCGAAAATCGTATTTTGGAGAAGTACTCCAGCGAGGTCAAGAAGAGTTTGAAACTGCTCTTAGAGCAGGAAGAAGGGGAGGAAGATCCCCTTGGTCTCGGAGCCGATGAAGGGGGTGATGAATTAGGCGGAGAAGAGATGGGGCTCGGAGGTGAGGAAGAAATTGCACCACCAGAGCCCGTTGTACAAAGTATGCCTGATGCTTTTGCTGACGGTGAGAAGCTGTGTCCATGTCCCGACGAGGACGAAGAGATAGAGATTGATTTTAATGACTTGGCAGCTCAACTTCAAGATCCCGAAGCCGCTGAGGCTGGCGACGAGGTGGATAGAGAAGATGCTTTTGGTCTCGACGCCGAAGAGCCGCTGCTGGAAGAACTTGAAGATCTGCTATATAGCACTCTTCTGGAGGAGGTCACTTTCGACGGTGACGTAACGCCTGCTGGCACTGAGTGGACAGAACAGGAGACTGCTGATGCTGCAATGATCTCCAATGCCAAGACTTTAGCCAACGCAGCAGCGGACAACGATGTTCCGAAGGAATTGAAGGGACAAGATCTTGAAACCATAACTTTATCTGTGAACTCTTCTGAGCCGCCTCCCGCTGATCAGGAAGCGACAGATAACGAAAATCTCATTCTTCACAAAGAGAAACAACAGCTTGCGGAAAGACTCAAGCGCACTAAGCAGTTCTCTGCCGAGGAAATCAAAAAATTAAAAGAAACGAATAAAGCACTGGAGAATAAAATTTCAGTGTTACGTGAACAGGTTCTTAAAGTAAACCTTGCTAACGCTAAATTACTTTACACGAACAGAGCTTTGGGGAGTGCCTCACTTAATGAGCGACAAAAGAATAAAATTGTCGAGTCGATTTCTAGGGCTGGTTCAGTGGAAGAAGCAAAAACTATTTATGAAACACTTCAGAGCACTGTGAGCAGTGCGTCATCAAGACGTGCTCCAAATTCACTGAGCGAGGCTGTTAATAGAGGACGCGCATCCACAATCTTCGCTGCTTCACGCAAGGAAAATAAAACTGAAGCCAATCCCGAATTGGATCGGTGGCGTCTTCTTGCTGGGCTGGGGAAGAATTAACTTTTCTATAATAACTATTTAAGGAGGATTTACAAAATGTCTGTTTTAGAAAAACTTACTGAAGGCATCGTTGAGCGTTCTCTCCGTAGAGAAGGTGCGGCACTCGTTAACAAGTGGGCACGCACTGGTCTTTTGGAGGGTATGGAAGACGATCGCAATTCAAATAACATGGCTCGACTGCTTGAGAACCAAGCTAAGGAGCTTCTGCGTGAGGTTTCCACCATGGAAGCCGGAAACGTCGAGGGCTTTGCCTCCGTGGCATTCCCGATCGTCCGCCGAGTGTTTGGTGGACTCTTGGCTCAGGATATTGTCTCCGTGCAACCGATGAGCCTTCCGTCTGGGCTGATTTTCTTCCTAGACTTCAAGCACGATGCGGATCGGCTTGATAGTGGCACTGGTTCCGTTTACGGTGGTGGTGTTGTTGGTCGTCAGATCACTGGCGGTGTGAAGCAGAAGTATGTTTCGAGCGCCGACATGGGTTCTGATGTTAACAGCTCGAACCGTGAGCTTGATCGTGGCTTCTACAACCTTGGAGGAGCTTCTAGTTCTCCAACTGGTTCAACCACCGGCATCGCGGCTGCGAAGTTTGTGGCTTGGGACGTTGGCGACGGGTCTGGCGAGTCTGAGATTGATCTCGATTTCACGAGTGACGACCCGATTCATGGTGCAGCTACGACGGTTGCTTGTCGAAATGCTCGTAACGCTCTGCGCTACGATCCCGACTTGACCAACCTTGGTGCTGGTCATAAGGCTATTTTCCTTCAGGCTAACTTGTCTGGTGCGATTGAGACCGGCAACGAGAAGCTGAACAAGCGACTGGTTGTTAACATGGTTCTTTCGGGAACGGCTGATGCTGACAATGACTGTTTGCAGGTTCGTCGTCTCACGGCTTTGGGCTCTGCTACCCACCACCCGACCAACCCTGATTGGGATGGAACGGAAACGCATGTTTACTTCTGTGTTATTGGCAAGGATGCTCAAATTGCGGCTCTTGCTGATGTGACCCACAATCAGACTGCGTTGAATGGTACCATGAAGGTTGATTTCCCGACTGCCGATCAGTTTACTGCTGCTGGAGATCCTAGTGGTCTCGGCGCCGTTAAGGGTACTTCGACTTGGGGCTTGGAGAATACTGAATCCATCCCCGAGATCAACATTCAAGTGGACAGCATCGCTGTTACCGCTGTGACGAAGAAGCTCAAGGCTCGTTGGACTCCAGAGCTTGGTCAGGATCTTAATGCCTACCATAACTTGGATGCCGAGGTCGAGCTTACGTCGATTCTCTCCGAGCAGATTGCTCTTGAGATCGATCAGGAGATTCTGAACGATCTGGTTCAGGGCGCTACTGCCGGTACGATGTATTGGTCGCGTTCCCCCGGTTTGTTTGTGAACCGTGATACTGGTGTTGAGCTTGGTGCCTCTTCGGCGGCTCCCGATTTCACCGGTACTGTGAGCGAGTGGTATGAGACTCTTGTTGAGACGATCAACGATGTTTCTGCCCGTATTCACCGCAAGACTCTTCGCGGTGGAGCTAACTTCTGCGTCTGCGGACCCGAGGTTGCCAACATTCTTGAGTTCACGAGTGGGTTCCGCGCAAGCGTCACTCATGACGAGAATAAGGGCGACATTGGTGCTGTGAACGTGGGTAGTCTCTCTAAGAAGTTCGAGCTTTATGTCGACCCCTACTTCCCTCGGAATCTGATTCTGGTCGGTCGTAAGGGTAACAGCTTCCTTGAGAGCGGCTATGTTTACGCTCCATATGTGCCGCTGCAAGTCACGCCTACCATCTTTGGTGAGGACGACTTCACTCCCCGCAAGGGAGTGATGACCCGTTATGCCAAGCAGATGGTTAAGCCTGACATGTATGGTCTTGTTGTTGTCCGTGGTCTGGTTGGTGAGTCTGGCGCTTAAGCCATAATCACTGATTAGAAGGGTGACTAAGCCCCGACTTGGAGTAATCCTCGTCGGGGCTTTTTTTTGCAATACAAAGGAACTTTAACAAAGTAAGATACTATTTATAGAGACGAACATGAGGCGAAAGCTTTTTGATAAACTCAAACCATAGGAGATTTTAAAAATGGGTAAAGTAGGAAGAGCGGCTACCGTCGCTAGTAAGCAAAGAACAGAGACGTTGGGCAACGGCACCTCTGCGGCAGTGGCGAAAAACATTGGCAAGGATGAGACTGGCGAATTGTATCTAATCGATCATAATCACGCTAGCAACCTGACTATTACCCTGCCACCCAAGCGAGACGGCGCTTATTTTAAGTTTATTTGGAAGACGGCAATGACTGATAACACAGCCAGAGTCGTTTTTAACAGCAATACTAACACAGCAGGCGATTTTGGCGGAACCATCGTAGAGTACACAACTCACGCCACCGATGGCGCAGTCGCCACTGAAACGTGTGGGTCTGAAGATGTTTTAACTATCGGGGGGAGTGATGACACCGCAATCGGTTCTTGGCTTGAGGTTGTTTGTGACGGCACCACATGGTGGTGGACAGGGAACATTATTGGCGCTGCCGTTGGCTTGGCTGTGTTCTCCACCTAATTGAATAGTTAGCTGATTAATAACAATCTCCAAAATCAAAAGCCCCTTCCAATCGGTTGGGGCTTTTTGTTATTATGAAACTACTTATAATACGAGCAATCGTTCAACAGGAGATATGAAAAATGGGCAACAAAGCTAGAAGAATCCGTAGTAATAAATTTGCAAAGAAGTTTGCGACACTTAGAGAGAAGGCAGCATCACGGCTGGGCTTGTTAAAAGAAGAAGTGAAGGAAGTTCTCACCTCTGAGCCCAAGGAAGAAGCAGAAGTGATCGTTGAAAAGGTTGAAAAGGTGCAAGCTGCACCTGCAAAGAAGGCTGCTCTGAAAAAGAAAGCACCTGCGAAGAGAAAGAAGAAGGACGACGATGCCTAAACCTCTCCCGCCAACTATTTATAGTTGATAGGAGAACACATGAATGGCAGCACCAACTTTAACTCCAGCAAGCACTGTTTCTGTATCTAAGCTTTCCGTAACAGGATCGACCGCCGATGTCTCGTCGGCTCTTCCCTACGGGGTTTATTCCACGTCGACAGCTTTTCTTTCGGGCGCTGCTCAACAGGTTGCCTATGTTTACAAAAAGCTGGGCGGCGACGTGCTTGATATCGAGATCAAGGACGCGAGTGTTTATTCTGCGTATGAAGAGGCGGTTCTAGAGTATTCTTATTTGGTGAATCTTCATCAAGGAAAGAACATCCTTTCAAACGTGCTGGGCAATTCTACTGGCAGTTTTGATCACAAGGGTGAGCTAACAACAGGCTCTTCTGTCACCACCAAATACCCGAGATTTACTTTTGATTATGCGAGAAGGGTGTCTGAAGCTACTGCCATCGAGGCTGGCACGAACGGCTCTATTCGCTATTACTCGGCATCTATAACGACAGTTGATGAGCAACAAGACTATGACCTACAAGAGATTGTGCAGGACGCCTCCGCAGATGCTACCTCACATTTTTACAACAAGGTCAATAACAAGAGAATTGTCATCACAAACGTTTATTATAAAACGGCTAATGCGATGTGGAGGTATTATGGTTACTACGGTGGTGTGAACGTTGTTGGCAACTTGGGCACTTACGGTCAGTATGCAGATGAGTCTACATACGAGATAATTCCAGTTTGGCAGAACAGGCTCCAAGCCATGGCTTATGAGGACGCCTTGTCGGTCAGAACTTCTCACTATTCTTACGAGCTTATAGACAACAAGCTAAGGCTCTTCCCGGCACCCACAGGCAACGCGCCTACGAAGTTTTGGTTTAAATTCTTTGTGCCGGGTGATGCTTGGGACGAGGATTCAACGAGGAAGATGGGCGTGGACGGTGTTAATAATCTTAATACAATTCCGTTTGGCAATATTCCATATGAAAGCATTAACTCAATTGGAAAGCAGTGGATCCGTAGGTTCTCCTTGGCTCTTTGTAAGGAGGTGCTTGGTCAGGTCCGAGGCAAATTCCAGTCGATTCCGATTCCCGGCAAAGACGTTCAAATGAACGCTCAGGATCTTCTTGGACAGGCGAAAGAAGAACAGCAGATGTTGAGGGATGAGTTGAAAGAGATCTTAGATTCCTTGACCTATGATAAACTGGTTGAAACGGACGCGACGTTGGCAGAAAATGCCAACAAGCTCAACAGCACAATTCCGGCTTCAATTTTCACGGGGTGATAATCAATGTCTCAGAATAATAAATGGTCTCAGCCCTCTAATCCTCCGCCCCCTTTGTTTACGGGAGCGAAGGAAAAGGATTTGGTTAAGCAGGTTAATGATGAGCTTATCGAGCGCGTTATTGGTCAGCAGATTCTTTATTATCCGATCAGCACACAACATACAAATTTTCATCCTGTTTATGGTGAGGCAATTAAAAAAACATTTTTGCCTCCGGTTCGAGTATACGTTTTGGTGGAAGGACCAGAGAGCAAGTCTATTACCAACCAATATGGAGTGGATCGACGCAGCAATATCAAAGTTCATTTTCACAAGCGACGACTGACTGATGATCAGGACTTGTATGTTCGAGTTGGCGATTTTGTGTACTATGGCTCCACTTATTATGAGATAGCACAGCTTAGCGAGCCAGAGCAGATTTTCGGTGATGTAGACGCTCGAATGGAGATTCTTGCAGAGTGTATTAAGGCTCGAAAGGGGGTCTTCAATGGCGAGGTCTGAGGAAGAATACGACTATATATTGCCTCCTTCGAATTTGGAGTCGATTGACGGTGCCGTCTTGCGTTATGTAAAAGATGAGATGGCGTTGTTTTCGTCGCGCTTCGATGGGTGGCGGAAGGTTCCGGTTTTATGGGTTGCCCCGGAGCGCTCTTATCAGCGAAAGAAAAATAAAGATCTAAGAGATGACGACGGCACCCTAATTTTGCCTCTGATTACTATTGAGAGGACCGGGATTGTTAAGGACCCGGTGCGTAAGGGCGCGATGGGGATTCATATGCCTCAAGTGCGCGATCGAATGCGAAATCAATTTACGATCGGCAAGGTGATAAACCAAACCAAGACCGCACGCCAAACTAATGCGGCAACAGCCCGTCGCAAAGGAGCTATTAGTGGTCCTGAAGTTGGTCGTGGTCAGCGGAATATGAAAAACTGGAGCAAGCATCCAAGCACGACGGTCGTTTACGACATGATCACTGTCCCGGTCCCAGTGTATGTTGATTGTAATTATACAATATCAATTCGCGCAGGATATCAACAGCAAATTAATGAATTGGTCCAGCCGTTTTTGGTCAAAAGTGGTCAAAAGAGTGATTTCAGGATTCAAGCCAGCGATCATCATAGTTACGTCTCTCATTTTGAAGCGGACTTAACTCCGAATAACAACATTAGCACGATGGAGAACGAGGAACGAGTTTACGAGACACAATTGAAGATGATTGTTAATGGCTACTTCCTCGGCGAAGGTCCCAATCAACCACAACCGCACGTTGTCAGAAGACAAACTGCCGTGAAAGCTGTTTATGGACGCGAACGTGTTGTTTTAGGGGATATCAACGAATGGATGGAAGAAGATGACCTGCGAGGTCTCTTCAGTGAGCAGTTTGATACTCACGCTGACGACAAATAGGCGCTCCCAAAAAGAATTACTTGAACTGACTTTTAGGGAAAGACAATACTATTTATATCAGTAACAACGCCGCGCGTCGCGCACGACGATTCAAGCACAAGTAGGAGATATAAAAACATGGCTGACAGTAAACAATTTAAGTTCGTATCCCCCGGAATTTATGTAAATGAGATTGACAACTCTCAACGCCCCGGTCCCCCGGCTGCGGTAGGTCCGGTAATTATTGGGCGATTCGCAAGAGGACCCTCTTTGAGGCCGGTCCCTGTTTCAACATTTGCTGAGTTTGTTGAGCAATTCGGAAATCCCGTTCCCGGTAAATCGGGCGGAGACGTCTGGAGAGACGGCAACGCCATCGCGCCTTGTTACGCCTCTTATGCTGCTCAGGCGTGGTTAGCCAGCACGCCTCGTGCTCAGATTGTTCGCCTCTTGGGTCGTTCTCACGATGACGCATCTACTGGGCAGCCTGCTGAGGCTGGCTGGAAGGTCGGCGTCGAGCCCGTCGATGCCGGGGCTGGCACCTCATGGACATCTGGTAGCGCCTACGGAATGTTTATTTTTGAGTCCGGCTCTGATGTTAAGACTACTATGACCAGCGGCACGCTAGCTGCAATCTTCTATCTCAAGGACGGCGCCGTTGAGCTTTCCGGCGCGCAAGTTAATACGACTGATGTTTCAAACTCCGGTTCTGCGCTGATGGTTAAGAATGTTGCCAAGGGGCACACTTTCCGCGTCTTGGTTAAGGACAGTTCGGGCGGCGTGGTCGAGGACTGCGAGGTTGGCTTGGACCCCGATGACAAGCGGTATATTCGCGATCGTCTCAACACTAACCCAACCTTGCTTAACGGTACGGTTTCGACTCAGACAAAGAACTACTTCCTTGGACAGACGTTCGAGAGAAATGTTATTGATATTTGCGGAACTTCCAGTGCAGCCGAGTCGCATCAGGCGGTTATTCTTGGCTTGCGGACATCAGCTAGTGCCACCGATTTGGCGTCAGACCTTCCGTGGGGCTCTAACTTACGCAATACGCAGCCTGCGAGAACCGGTTGGTTTATTGGTCAGGATCTTGGTACTGCTACCGGATCATTTGCTGCGGCAACGCAACAGAAGCTCTTCCGCTTGGAGGGTCTTGATGACGGTGAGTGGTGCCAGAACAATGTTAAGATTTCCATTGAGGATGTCAAGGCGTCGACCAACAAGCAAGATCCCTATGGAACGTTCTCCGTTAATATTAGAAAGATTGACGATAAGGATGGCGCGCCAGAGTATATTGAGCGGTATGCGAATTGCACTTTAAATCCGAACGCTGAGAACTATATTGCCAAGAAGATTGGTGATCAGTACTATGAGTGGACCGAATCAGAGCGACGTTGGGTGCTTAAGGGCAACTACCCTGTGACGGGACGGTTCCTGCGCGTTCGTATGAATGCGGATGTCGACGACGCCGCAACTGATGCGAAGTACCTTCCGTTCGGCTTCATCGGCGCACCTCGTATGCTGGGGTGGCGTATGCAACGTGCTTCGGCGAACTCGCTTCACCTGAAGGACATGTCCGGTGCGGATTTGGATACCAAATTAAGTGTCGTTGGCAAGACCTCTCCCGCCAAATCGAAGGGCACCGCAGATTTGTTTGTTAGCGGTGCATCAGGCGGTCACGACGACCACGTTTACTCGGCACAGTTCCCGAAGCACCCGATGACGCTCTCTTCGCGCTCCGGTTCGCTGTCCGATCCGACTAAGACTTTCTTCGGTCTGGACACAACTCGACTTAAGGCAACTGATGGTAGCGTCACGAAGCAGTTCGAAGCATCTGTTAAGGATATTTCGCGCGCCTTCCCAGCGGCAGGAACAGATATTGTTTATTGTTACGCCCCCGACGGTGTTGACGGCACTGCTGGAACGACGGTGCCTAGCGCTAGCGGAAGCCTCCAGCCGTATGCTGAGACCTCTGACTGTCTCGCCAAGGCAAAGGGCAACACAGCGCAGCACGTCTCCGCCTCTACGTTGGCTGACCAGTCTGATGTGTTTACGCTTGACGACCTCGTGAAAGATGGCGTCCACGCAAAGTGGACTCAGGGCTCCCGCTATGCTGGAACCTCGATGACTGCTGTGACTGGTGCCTACACCGACGTTCTGGACCATGGATTTAATAAGTTCACGGCTCCGATGTTTGGCGGCTTCGACGGTCTTGATATTCTTGAGCAAGAGCCTTTCCGTAACAGCACGGGTGGCAACGACAATAAGAGCACCACTCCTCCGCTGAACGGAAGGACTGAGCTTACGGGCTACGCCTTTAATAGCGTGAAGATGGCTATTGATGCGGTTTCGGACGCTGATGTCGTCGAGACAAACGCTGTTTGCGCCCCCGGTATTACCAACCCTGACTTGACGGACCACATGCTTGAGGTCGCCGAAGGTCGTGGTGACATGCTGGCGATTATTGACCTTGAGGGTGGTTATGTCCCGACGACAGAGGGTCTCAGGGAAGACATGGGTACGGTGGCGGACACCATTAGTAACCTGAAGGCACGAGATATTAACTCAAGCTATGGTTGCGGCTACTACCCGTGGGTCCAAATTTCGGATACGGTCAACAACGCAAAACTGTGGGTGCCTCCTTCTGTGGCGGCTCTCGGCGTGTTCTCAAGTACCGACCGAAGAGAAGAACTCTGGTTTGCGCCTGCTGGATTTACCAGAGGCGGGTTGAGTGAGAACGGCGCGGCTGGTATTACAGTTGTCGGTGTTCGTGCGAAGCTTAACCAGAAGGAGAGGGACAAGCTTTATGATGCAAACATTAATCCAATCGCGCAGTTCCCTGCTGAGGGTATCGTAATCTTTGGTCAGAAGACCTTGCAGGTTACAACCTCCGCACTGGACAGAATTAATGTTCGACGGTTGATGATCTTCCTCAAGAGAGAAATTTCAAAGATTGCCGCGACGACCTTGTTTGACCAGAATGTTTCTGAGACTTGGAACCGATTTAAGGGACCAGCCGATCAGCTCTTAGCTTCTGTTAAGGGACGATTCGGTCTCTCTGCTTACAAGTTGGTTCTTGATAGTTCAACGACTACAGAGGACTTGATCGAGAGAAACATTATGTATGCGAAGATTCTGCTTGCGCCGACGAGAGCCATTGAGTTTATTGCTCTTGATTTCGTGATTGCTAGGAACGGTGCTTCGTTCGCAGACTAAAAAATAAAATAGAATCGAGAGAAATTCCTCTCAAGAACTAATTAATACAGACCCCTCGTGGTTCTAGATTATAGGAGAATCAAAAAAATGGCAAAAGGATTATTTTGGAGCGACCCAAACAGCGAGCCCAAGAAGGCTTATAACTGGGTCATGAGTTTTAATCAGATCCCAGCGTGGATACTGAAGTCGACAACTAAGCCGAACTTCACAATTACGGAGAGTTCGACCCAATTTCTGGGGCACACCTTTTACCATCCCGGTCGTGTCGAGTGGCAACCGATCGAGGTTGTCTTGGGCGACCCTATCCAGCCTGATTCTGCTGCATCAATGATGAACCTTTTGCGCCAAATGGGGTACGATTATCCTGACGGTCTGGACTATGCCTCTGGCACCAACAACAAGGGTGGCAACCCCTCGGGTATCAGCAAGAAGCGTGCCGTTGAAGCCATGGGCGTCACTGAGATTAAGCAGCTTAATGCTGACGGCGAAGTCGTCGAGCATTGGGAATTGCACAACCCCTTCATCACCAAGGCAGAGTTTGGCTCGCTGGACTATTCTTCTGATGAGATGGTGAACGTTTCGGTGTCGATTCGCTATGACTATGCGACTATGAATTCGTTGGTCGGCGGCACCAACTATGTCATCGCAGGTGGGTTCAACAAGCGCCCCATGCCTCGACCGAAAGGTAAGGGCAGGGGAGCCGTCTAGACTCTCAAAAAAACCTTTAAAAAAAGTTTATTTGCGATATACTTAATATATCGACTAACTTAACGAGAGGTTTTCATGAGCGATAGAAACGTTGACCGCACAACCGGTCTTCCCAAGACCGGACCTGCCCTTGAGGATGGCGGGCAGGTTGCAGCAGCCGCTGCGTCGAAGCAGGCTTCTTCAGCCCCCGCTTCCGCCCCTCCTCAATCAGCTAATCCTAGCGACAGCTTTCTGAAGTGGGTTAACCCTACTGAAATGGTAGACCTCCCATCCGAGGGAAAGTATTACCCAGAGGGTCATCCTTGGCACAACAAGGAGAGCGTTGAGATTCGCTTTATGACGGCAAAAGAGGAGGACATTCTAACCTCACGCAGTCTTCTCAAGAAGGGCATTGCAATTGATCGAATGATTCAGAGCGTGTGCATTGATAAGATCAATACGGACACTCTCTTGACAGGCGACAAGAACGCGCTAATGATTGCTGCTCGAATCACCGGCTATGGTGAAGAGTATAAGGTCAATCTCCAGTGCCCTATTTGTGCTGCTCGAAATGAGCATAGCTGGGATCTGTCTCATGCTACTGTTTCAGTGCCTGATTCTGCTTTTGTGGAAAAATACAGTGTTACGCGCACCCCACGCGGCTATTCACTTCAACTGCCAATCACAAAGGCAATTGTTAATATCCGCTTTCTTACGGGCGTTGATGAGACGCGCCTTGAAAAGTTGGCTCAGAACAAGAAGAAGGCGAATCTTGGCGAAAGCCGAATGACGGATCAATTCAGGGCAATGATTGTTGATATCTCAGGTCATACTGACTCGAACCTTATTAACAAGTTCGCCGACAACATGCCAGCAAATGACGCACGAGTACTCCGACAATCGTATGTCAAGATGAAGCCAGACGTTGATACATCTCTGCAATACATCTGCCCAGACTGTGGTTCGGAAAGCGAGGTGGAGATGCCCATGACGGCGCAGTTTTTTTGGCCTGAATGATGAATACGCCCAATATGTTTACGAAGAGTTCTTTATTTTAAAATATCATGGAGGTTGGAGTTTCATTGAGGCTTACAGCTTGCCCACTAAACTTAGAAGGTGGTTCCTCGATAGGCTGATTAAACAGAAGGACGATGAGAACAAGGCGATGAAAAAATAAAGTGATTTTTGAGGGGGAACGTATGCTTGCGTTCCCCTTTCTTTTTTACCGAGAACACTATTTATAAGAAGAGTAGTATGCATTTATGGAGTGCGCTAAAATGAACATGAAGCTAGATGAATTTTTAAAAGAAGCCGGTCTTCCAGAGGGTATCACGGAAGAGTGCGGAGGTCCCATTGACGATCAGGAAAAGACACACATCGTGATCGATTTAAATATGGCGAAAGCTGGCGTTCTGAATGAAACCCTGTTTGGGGCTTTTGCCGGAATCACTCATTGGCTCCTAAAAACAACAATGGGAGTTGATATGAAGAGTTGGAATATTCCAGTCAAGTTTAAAGGCTCGCGCAATCAACTTTCCTCGTTCGAAAAGGCTTTTAAGGGTGAGCGACGCTATATACGAGCCGCTAAAAAATATGGCTTGGACAATCCTGCCACCTATCAGTCCAAATATCAACTAGACAGAGCGGTTCGCAGGTTTGAAAGCTCTACAGGCATTAAGTGGCCCATTGAGTAGTTTCCACCATAGCCTTTAGGATTATTTTGGATGGCTGAAAATATTAAATTAATGGAACAGGCAAACGCGATGCTTCGCGACCGTCTTGCTATATCCAAAGAGCTGTTCGATCTGAATAATCGCACAGCCTCCAGAGAGGATGACCAATATTCTGCTCTTCGTATGCAGGCTGAGCTACGTCAACAGGCTTACGAGACCACAAAAGCTCAAGTCGATCTTATGTTGCAGTCTGAGGAGGCTCTTCAGACAAATATTGCTTCTTTGGAGGCGCAAACCGGCATAAGAACGGCAGCACAAGAACAAGAGTTGGAGCTGCTACGAGAAACTTTGCGGATGCGCCAAGAGGAGCCTGAAGCACTTGATAAATCAATTGCCAAGCTTCGCCAGAAGGTCGCCACTCAGAAGGAGTCCGCCAGCGCTGCTGAACAGCAGCGAAAGTTTGTCGAAGAGGAGGCGGGAGCTTGGGGTAAAAACTTGGCAAACGCAATGGGGTTCAGGAAAGAACAGGACTCCATGCTCAAAAAGTTCATTCAGTCCAAAAATAAAATTAAGGCGATGACTAATGCCATGAAGGCGTTCGCAAAGCAAATTTCTCTCGCACAGATTGGCACTAAAATAATGCAAAGTGCATTCCAAGTTTTGACGGGCGTTTTGACAAAGTTATTCGGCAGTAAAGGCGGCGGAGGCGGAGCCAATATTCATCAGTTTGTTAAGATGACAGGTCATGCAACTGATGGGCTTGCAAAGATGGCTAAGGAGGCTGGTCGACTAGGTAAGAAATTAAAAGTTGGATTTGACGAGGGCGCAAAAGCTGTTGGAACCTTGATGGATGGCGTCACCGGCTTCATGCATATGAGCACGAAGACTCAAAAGGGTCTCGCGACCATGGCTGTGAAGATGTCGGCTTTCAATGTCGAGGCGGATCTGACGGCAGGTATTCTCGATCAAATGATGACCCGCTGGGGCAAGACTGGAGATCAAGCAACGAAAGCGATGATGAAGATGTATAACTCTGCTGTTAAGCTTGGTGTTCCCATCTCGAAATACATGGAGGACTTCGAAGAGTTTGCTAAGTCCGTTCCTTCGGATGGTCGCGATATTGAAGTAAGGTTCCGAAAAATGGCTGCGGCTACAAAGGAGCTGGGTCTTAACCTGAAGGATGTTCTTGGGCTGGCTAAGGGCTTTGAGACATTTGAGGACGCCACGAGGGGCGCAGCCCAAATGAACCAGATTCTCGGCAAGGCTGTTTATAATAACGTTGAGCTTATGAAAGCGGCTAATGAGTCTCCTGAAGAATTTGCTAATAAAATGAATGAAGGCTTGAAGAAAGCCGGTAAAAGCTGGAGCGATCTGACGGTTTACCAGAAGAAGGCTATGGCTAAAGAAATGAAGATGGACATCAGCGAGGCAGAAAAACTTTTTGGCGGTGCCAAGGGTGGCGGCTTGACTAGAGTGCAAAAAGCCCAACGCTCGGTTCAGAATATTACTGGTGCCGTGAAGCAATTTAATGAAGCACTCCGCAGGACAAAGCCCCCCGGTGGCGGAGGCGGAAAGGACTTCTGGTCCATGGTCTTGAAAGAATATAATGAGATTACTGGAGGCAAATTCTTTAGAAAACTCCGTGTCGCGAAGAAGGGGCTCAAGGAGATCGTCGCTGCAACATCAAGGTTTGTGGCTTGTTGGATTCGAAAGATCGAGAAGTGGTTTATTAATGCGGCGACTGGATTTATTAGCGCATTTGAGGGCGCGATCAACTGGATTGGCGAAAAGTTCGGCAATCCAGATCTGGTAAATAATATGCGTAAGTGGGTGGCAGAAATTGACGGTTGGGGTCCTGTTTTGATTCCCGTTCTTGCACTCGTCGGCGGCGGACTGGTTAAGATTGCAGGTGTTGCCGCAACCCTTACGGGTGCTGTCACTACACTGGGCGTCAGCTTCATTACAAGTCTCGGTCCCGTTCCCAAGCTTCTCGGCGCCATGCGCGATCGTGCAGGCAGCTTCATGGACGCATTTAGAGGCGGCGGCGGCATCCTCCAAAAAATGAAAAAGGGGTGGGGTGCTCTCATGGGGCATACCGATTCTACGTCAATGGAAGCCTTGGCGAGAAAGGCTCAAGCTGTGAGAATTGTGGGACCTTTGAGGGGCAATTCCGTGGCAGTTGATGAGGAGGGGATTTTGGGTGACGCTGCTGCCACCGCTGGTACCGGTCTCGCCGCCGCTCAGAGCCCAGCCTCTTTGGCTGCTCAAGCTCATACGGCAAACACCATTCGAGGAGCTAGCGGTGGTGCGAAGGCATGGGCGAGCATGAAGGCTGTTCCCGCAGGGTACCGAGCAGCCAGAGCTGGTTTTCAAGGCGCTGAGTTTTTGCCCGGTGGTAGGTTGCAGGGTGTGATCGCAGGTCTCAAGGGCATCGGACCTGCCATGAGGGAAGCACGCACGATGGCTGATCAGCGCGCCACGTTCGAGCAGTTGACTCGATTGAGAGCCGAGGCGAAATTAATCGAAGAGGCAGGCGGCGCCGCTGAATACAAAAAGCTGGGCTTCTTCCACCGCCGCGCGGCTCTTAAACAGGCTATGGGTGCAATGGATACGGTCGGTGATGTGAGGGGTGCCGGGTCGGCGGCAGGTCCGATGGCTGATTTTCAGAGGGCGTTTCAGGGCGCAAAGATAGCACCGGGAATGGCGGACGAGTATATGAGACTCCGCGCGGGTATCCCAGCCTCCAGTGGTACCATTATCGGCGGAGGCCCTGCAACAGCGGGCGTCAAAGGCCTTTCCCACGCCGATGCTCTCGCAGAAATGGCAAAATTTGGCGATGAGGTTGCTGCTGGAGCCAAAGAAGTCGGCAAACTCGGTAGAATGTTTGGCACGGTTGGCACAGTTGTAGGCAAGATCTTGGGTCCGTTGGGTGTCTTCCTCGGAGCCTTGGAAGGAGCGATGAATATTTATGACGCTTTTGCCGGTCCAGAGTTCGACGGCTGGAAGCTTACTGAGGGCATTGCGGATATCGTCGCGACCGTTGCAATGTTCGCTTTCCCGGTCGGTACGATCGCATCTGCGGTCTATGGGCTTGGAAAAATTATTTGGAAGTGGGGAGATTACCATGAGAAGGTAATGGTCGATCAGAAAATGTGGGAGGCGACCCGTTCTGATACTATGAAGACTTTGCTCGCGGGTGAGAAAAGACGCTATGGCGGTCTTAACGCTGTGCATAAACAAGTCGTTTCAGATATAATTTCTCGTACCGGTGGACGCCGAGAGTTTGGCGAAGGTACGATGGGGGGCGCTGCTGTCGCTCGCAATATTAGATCACGCATGGGCGAGGATTTTGCACAGGGCATTGAGACAAAGAAGGGTCGCCTCGACGAATTGGTTAATCTTGAAGGCGCCGACAAGACAGATCTTCTACAACTCTTTAAGCGCGAAGGCGATAGCGCTGGCTATGAAGCTTCGGCGATGGATAATATTCTCGTCGCCGAACAAAAACTGAACGCCGCGCGCAAAAGATTAGCTAGCCGCCAGAAGGGTTCCTTCGACGACCAGCGCAAAGAGATCGATGAGATAACTCGCGATGTCGATGCACAGCTTGCAGCCCTCGGCGGACTTAATCAGGCAGAACAAGAAGCACTTGAAGCCGCTAAAAGAAAAGCAGACGAATGGGGCGCCAATCGAGCGGATCAAATGCTGAAGATTTATGAGGCGTCCGACGTTGATATGCCATCGATTCAAGATAATTACGAGGAGATCGAGGACGCTGCGATTAGGGAGTCTCTTAAATCTCGTGCGAATATTGAGAAGGAAATGGTGTCGAAGAAGATGGTGGCTCAAGAGAAGCTGAAGATTCTACTCAATAAGAGAGCCAGCGAGTTTACGACGTTTGGAAAGGAGATGTTTGAAGATACGCTTGAACTGACTGACTTGGCTACATCTGCATTTACACCTGAAATGATGCAGACCTACAACATGCTCAAGCGCTACGAAGCCGCAGGCGACCTGACACCGAAGCGCAAAAAGCGCCTCGCGGAACTGCGACAAAATCTTAAAAACATGCAAACTCAGCGGTTCTTGGTTGAAACCGCTCAAGCCGCCAAAGAGAAAGCCGCTGGAGCCGTCGGGGGCGAGACCCTCGGCGAAGGTCGGGCGTATATTCATGCCGAGGAGCTTGGCGGTATAAATACAAGACGCAAAGAAGCCGGGATGCCTTTGCTTCAAGCTGGACGACAACGACTTTCAGGTGAGCGGGTTCATGAGTTGGCTCAAGCCGGTGGCGTATTGTCTGACAGCGCTAACCTCGGCGGAATGTTGGGTGTAGGCGGGGATGTTGCAGGCTTCGTTCAGGACACTATTCTTGGAGGTAAGCGCGTTGGTTCCATGAGTTCGGCAGAGATTGCCACACAAGCTACGACAAAGGTACAGGAGCTTGTAGCTTCGGGACAGGAGTTAACAGCCGATTCGCTCTTGAAAGCGGTGTCGGATACTATCGGCGGCTGGGATGCCTTGGTTGACCAAGGTGAAGTAAAGACAATTGAAGAGAAGGCAGCGGATTTTGCTGGCATGGGCTTTAAGGTTTCACAGAAAGACATTGACAACTTTCAGGGCTATCAGGCAGCGCTGGAAGGATTCGTATTGTTCACAGAGCGCGGCGATATCCAGACGAAGCTTGATCCCATTATTGAAACGGTCAATCAACTTAAACTTGCTGGGCAGGATCCAGTTGCTGGTCAGTTCTACTTGGGCATGGCTGCGTTCTTTTATAATGCCAGCCATCTTAAAAAATCTCACGGCGCTGCAATAGCACAGATTGGCGTTGGAATGGAGAGTCTGTTGGCGACCGTCACCACTGGTGAAATGGAAATGATTGCCGGCGCACTGTCCAAAATTGTGCAAATGCCCACAGGCGGCGGAGGTGCGATAGCCATTGAGGAGGCTAGAAACGCCATGATAGAATGGAAAAAGGTATCTGATCATGTTAACAAGTTTGTTAACGACACCGCCGAGGGCTCCCTGTTCTTTAAGGGCGGGACGATAAAGCAGAATGTGTCCCAGAAGACTGAAGTGAAGCTTGTTATGGATGGAAAGGTCTTTGGTAGGGCTGCGCTTGAGGGCTTGAAGGCAACAGGCAAGATCGACACAGCCAAGGTGTCGCCCAAGACCCGCTGGAAGTAGTGGCTCTTGTTTGAGCTTAAAAAAGAAATATAAAACTATATACTAATAGGAGGATTTCAAGATGCCTTTGAAAGACAAATATTCTTCACCTTTTGAGCCCGGTTTGGCGGGCGGACAGGCAGGTTCATATACCCACGCTAAACATGCTGGTTTATTTAATCAATTTCAAGTAGAGTTCACATCAAGGGTTTCGGGTAAGTCGGTTTCGTTTCCGGCAATTGTAACTAATTTTTCGGATAGTTATAGATCGAGTTGGGACGAGACGGAATATTATGGAAGAATGGATTCCGTTGCTAAGTTTAAATCAACGAACAGGACTATTGATTTTGAACTCTCCGTCGTCGCCGACGGTCCCGGCGAGGCTGCGGTGAATCTTAACAAGTTTCAGCAGTTGGCGAGGTTTTTATATCCTTCGTACAGGATGTCGGAAAATCCGTCCGTTGCAGGAGGCAACGCTCTGTTAATAGATGGTGCTCCGATTATTGGAATTCGCATGGGAAACTTGATTCAAGATGGAGCCAACGGAGGACAACTTGTTGGCTGGATTGACGGATTTGAGATGGCACCAGACATGGATGCTCAGTGGTTTCACTCAATGGGGCTGGACGCCATAGATACTAGAGGGCACCAGTATCTCACCGAGGAAGGTAATCTACCGGACTGGGCAAAAGCCCCCCCCGGCACGCCTCCAATCCAAGGCGCAATTTATTTGCCTCAAAAATATGATTTTTCGGTAAGCTTTCATGTTCTGCATCAACATGTTTTGGGCTGGAATCAAGACAACGAGTGGTCGCCCTCTGGCAAGGGCTTCCCCTATAACTCGCAAGCAATCGTAGACACGATGCCTCCTGACTTGATGGAGGTTAATCAGCTTCAAAGAGGGTTGAAAGTTACCAAAGGGCGCACGATTGTTGACGAAGTTAAGCGCGGTCTTTTGGATGCCTTGTTGACGCCCGAGGGCGGCTTCGGCGGCGGAACCATAGGCATGTAGGCGCATGAGGTGGATTACGCAAGATGGCAGTTTCTAGATATAAATTTGTTTCAAAAGTCGCTAATGATCTTGAGGAGTTCGAAGATCTCCTAGAGAATAGAAGAAAGGCTTATATTGTTCAGCACAAGACTAGGAGACTGGCGGGTTACAACCGCAGGCTCATGAGGAGCGTGAACAATGTTTTTCACACTTGGAAGCAGGCAGATCGGTACTGGAAGCTGGCAGATAGGTATTATAACGATGCACGATATTGGTGGGTAATTGCCGAGTGGAACCAGAGACCGACCGAGAGTTATGTTGAGAATGGTGACGTAATACTTATTCCAACACCAGTGGCTGCTGCTCTTTCGTGCTTGGGATACTAGCATGGGAAAGGGCAAGAAGGACGAGCGGCTAAAATTAGCCATCACTGACTCTAGCTGGGAGCAGTCTCTTTTAATAGCGCACCTACCAGCGTTCGTCAAGCATCGAATACAGGGCCCCGACGGTGACGCCTCCAAGTCTTTTTTACGAATTGGCAATTGGGGGGGGGGTCGTGGTGATATTCAATCAGTGAGTGCGCTACAGGTCGACCACACGGCGATTCAAGCTCTTGCACATGTAAACGCTGCTCAGGCAGCAGCAATGCTCCCAAAGATCAGGCTATCTAAGGTGCCGACTCCTTTCGCGCGATCTCTTGCAGGCCCGGAATTGCCCGTGGAAGTTCCTCTCCAGTTTAAAACTTTTGAGACGCCTAGCGAAATGTTCTCTCCAGTGGGGACGTCCATGGCTGGTGCAGGCGTTAAGAGCATAAATGTCGAATCAAAATATGTGGCATCAGACGCAAATTTTCAAACTACTGTTGTGGAAGTGGCTTTTGAATTTGACTCGATGAAAACTTTTATTGGACACCAACGGGAGGGCATCGGGTTTTTAGATTTAATTCCGACTGACGCAGCAATGATTAGAACAAATGGCACCGCCGAGACGCTGTGGAACCTGTCAATGACGCTTGGGTGGAATGAGCCCCCGTCAGCAATGGGGGATATATTTTCAGATCCCATGGGTCGTATGATCAGGAACACGATTAAAGACACTCAGTTTACTTGGCACCTCGGCGAGCCTCACGACGTTCAGTTTCAAATTGAAGAAAACGGCAGCGTTCAGTTAAAAACCAAGTATTTGCCGCTATTACAAACGAGAGATCTCACAGGCTTCAACGCTAACGCCCGAGCGGATATTTTGCCGCGTAACTCTCTTAAAGCTAGTCAAGGCGTAATTGATAAAGAAGATCAGATCCGAAAAGACCTTGAAGCCAAACTAGACGAGCGTAAGACGCTTCAAGACCGAGCAAAAAAACTTAGAACCGAGAGAGTGCAGGCAATGCAGCAGGCACGCGATGAAGCCTTTAAGGAGCAGAAGGCTCTAGAGCAGGCTCAACTAAAAGATGATCCAATCACTTTCAATATCATGGTGAATAACGGATTTCGACCTCCACCCGATCTAGATCCGAACGATCCTAATGATCGAGCCGCGCTTGAAGCAGCTTATGTGGATTGGAAGACATATGGCGGCATCGCTGGGCTTGGATGGGACAGTCAGAAGTCGGGGTTCGATATCGAGGATATGTTTTCAAACGGGTATGTTGGCATGAACGCGGGCGGATGGGGTCATTTGTTCGGGTCGGATAGGATTGGCAGCCGCTTGAAAAGCAAGATTAAAACTGCGTCGGAAGGCTTGTCTGAAGAAATGAACAAGCTGAGGACCGACGAGGAAAAAATTCTTGCAGACATACTCAGGCTTCGAAGCCAGCTTCAAGAATCTAAGAGTCATCCGATGAACACCGCTGAGCGCGAAGAACGATACGCCTCTCTCTTGAGGGACTTGTTTTTCTCCAACAGGCTACATTACATTGAGTTTACACCAGAGGAAATTTCTCTGGCAACTCACAAGGCTAGGACCCCTGACGGTGCTTGGAAGAAATTTAGCGATGCCAAATCCGGTTTTGATTCTGCCCAGCAAATTGTTGGACACAAAATTGAGTCAAACTCCGCAGGTTACCGAGGCGTCGCGCGACCGGACGATCACCTTTCCTATCAAATCGATGACGATACTCTTGATGAACTCGTCAAGAAGATGATGGCCAAGCCGCCTCACGATGTTGACATAAGCTCTGGGGCTGGTGGTGTTTTGAACCGGCTTGTGCAGACCGACGAGGGAATGAACAACAAGCGCGTATATTATTTTTATTTTGGAGACTTGATGGATATTGTCATGAATAATTATTACGCGAACATGGGCTCTGTTGAGAACGGTGACGAGAGCAAGACCGCCGCCGAGACAGATTCATTAATGTTGGGTGATTTTTATTATACAACATATCCTAAAAGCGGAAAGCCACGCGGCTCCAACCCAGAGGATCAGTTGGTGAAGGTAGCGTATAACTTGGGCGACTTTCCAATCTCCCTGTCCTCCTTTTTGAAGTTCTTTTCTGAGCGGTTCGTGGCTCCCGGCTATTCATCGATTTCCGTTCAGCATTTTATCAGAGAGTGTAGCGCACATTTGTTTGGCGGCGAGAGTTTTACGGTAACGCAAAACAACTCGTGGGGTCCTTTTTTAAATCCCTATCTGCCGGCACAAAGGTTCGATCTTTCGACGAATGAGATTTCCACACCGGTCAGATTGTATCGTGGCTTTGAGCAGCACTCGGTGGTTCAGGGGTTTT